TTTGGTCAAATGTACTTGCCACATGATGGTCAGTCAAAAGACTTCAAGCATGGTACTTCAGCAGAAGAAATCATGCGTAGAAATGGCTGGGATGTAAGAATAGTTCCAAAGTCAGATATTGAACATGGGATTCGTATCGCTAGAATGAACTTTCATCGAGTCTATTTCGATAAATCAGTTACTCGATTGTTAGAGTGCTTAAAGAACTACAGAAGAACTATTAACAGTGCTACTAATGAGCCTGGTGCGCCATTGCATGATGAATACTCGCATGGTGCTGATGCTTTCAGATATATGGCTATCTCTTTAGATGGCATGAAGAACGAGAGCTGGGCTAATAAGAAGATTGAATATTCGAATATAGGAATCGTATGAAAAAGTCAGACGGAGAAATACTTGCACTCATCGTGCAAAACGAGAGCATCTCGTATGGTATCAATGACTCTGCGTTAGCCGATGACAGAGCGCAAGCCATTAACTATTACTTAGGTGAGCCATTCGGTAACGAGATAGAAGGTCGCTCACAAGTTGTGTCTTATGATGTGCAGGACACTATTGAAGCTGCATTGCCACAGTTGCTAAAGATATTCGTATCAGGCGACACAGTAGTTAGCTTTGACCCAAAGAGTCCTGAAGACCAAGCCGCAGCAGAACAAGAAACAGATTATGTAAACCATGTAGTTATGGAGCGCAATGAAGGCTTCAAGGTATTCTATGTGTGGTTTAAAGACGCATTGCTGTCAAAGAACGGCTATGTAAAAGTTTACGCAGAAGAAGAAGTAGAAACAGAAGAAGAAGAATATAAAGGATTAACTGACGCTCAACTAACATTGCTCGTGCAAGATGACAATGTAGAAGTGTTGGAACACACAGCATATCCTGACCCTACAGCGCCAGAATCTCCAATGATGTCTGAGATGATGAGCTTGATGGAAATGCCAATGCTACATGATGTAAAGATTCGTATTACAGAGCGTAGCACAGAGATATATGTAAAGAATGTAGCACCTGAGAACATGATGGTAGATATTGATGTATCTGGCCCATCTTTACAGGATGCTAACTTTGTACAGCATCGTGAGCCAATGACTCGTGCTGCTGTTGCTGAGATGTTTAACTACTCACTGAAGAAGTTAGACCAAATCAATGCTGAGATTAACGAGAACTTCCAAGAGGAAGCTATTGCTCGTGACATCTACGATGAAGAATACGACAGAACATCTATCAACGACATTCTAGTTCGTGACACATATATCAGAATTGATGGCGAGTTAATGCGCTATGTTGTCGTAGGTAATGAGATTATCTATCGTGAGAAAGCTGATGTAATCCCATTCGCTTGTATCACACCAATGATTATGCCTCATCGCCATATTGGTCGCTCATACGCTGACTTGACTATGGACATTCAGTTGATTAAGTCAACTCTGATTCGTGGCCAGTTGGATAATATGTATCTATCTAACAATGGTCGCTATGCTATTAGTGACAGAGTAAACCTAGACGATATGTTGACATCACGCCCAGGCGGTGTTGTTCGTGTTCAAGGTGACCCAGGCTCTGCTATCTACCCATTAACACATCCTGCGTTCCCACCAACCTCATTCACGATGGTTGAGTACATGGATAGCATGAAAGAGAAACGCACAGGCGTAACTGCATACAATCAAGGCTTAGATGCTAACAGTCTGAATAAGACAGCTACAGGCATGAACCTGATTCAGAACGCTACACAAGAGCGTTTAGCTTTGGTAGCTCGTACATTTGCAGAAACAGGCGTTAAAGACTTATTCTGGTTAGTACATCGTTTGGTTCGTACAAATCAAAATAAACCTGAAATGGTGCGTTTGCGTAACAAATGGGTAGAGGTTGACCCAAGAGATTGGAAAGCTCGTAACGACTTATCTATTGCTGTAGGTTTAGGCGCAGGTAACAAAGACCAACAGTTGATGCACTTGAACAACATCTTGCAGATGCAGAAGGAAGCATTGCAAGTAGGATTGACATCACCTGATAAGATTTACAATGCGTTAGCTAAGTTGACCATGAACGCAGGCTTCAAGAATCCTGAGGAGTTCTGGACTAATCCTATTGATGCTCCACCATCACCTCCACCTGGTCCATCTATTGAGGAGCAAGCTATTCAAGCTCAGATGGAGATTGATGCTATGAAGGTGCAAGCTGAGAATGCTCGTAAGTTAGCAGAGCTTGATGAGCGTCAACGCAAGGACATCTTAGATGCACAGCTTAAAGAGCGTGAGTTAGCGTTCAATGAGTGGAAGACACGCTTAGAGAATGAAACTAAGTTGCTGATTGCTGAGTTGCAAGCTAACAAGGACATCAAGACTACAGCTATGAATATCAATGGCTCTAACCCTGAATCATTCTTGATTGCTGACTTAGAAGGTAATCAACAGCCTAATCCTGCATTGGCTGGGTTAATTGAAGCTATCAATCAGAACATGGAGCGTTTAGTTGCACAACAAACAGCGAGCCATCAACAGATGATGGAAACATTAACAAGACCAAAACAAGTCATTCGTGGTAAAGATGGCAGAGTTGTGGGAGTTCAATAATGGCATTAGTCTTAGCGGATAGAGTTGTTGAGCAGACCACTACGCAAGGCACAAATAGCTTTGAGTTGATTGGTACGGCTGATGGCTACCAAGCATTTTCTGTTGTAGGCAATGGTTCAACTGTTTACTACACAGCAGAAGGTGTAAGAGATGACGGCACATTGACAGGTGAATGGGAAGTAGGTGTTGGTGTATATAACGCTGGCATCTTGAGTAGAGATACTATTCTCTCATCTAGCACAGGCTCTAAAGTATCTTTCACAGCAGGTCAGAAGAATGTGTTTATTGATTTGCCATCAGAGAAAGCTGTAGTGCTTGATGATGCTGATAAAGTGTCAGGCTATGCCATTACTGGTGGCTCTATTAACAACACATCTATTGGTGCTACAACACCAAACACAGGCAGATTCACAAGCGTTACAACACCATCTGTTACAGCAACAACTAACGACTTAACATTAAGTGCTATTAGCACAGGTAGTGTTATTGTTAATCAAGGGGCAAATGGTGCGACAGGATTAGTATTATCAAATTCTGCTTTATCAACTGCATCGGCTAGACTGTTTTTCCAAAACTCAAATGGCACAACATCTATAAGTAATCTTACTGGCAATACAATAGAGTTTAGAACAAACGCAACTATTGGCTCAACAAGTGGAGTTGAGCAATTTAGAGTAGCTAACACAGCATCAGCCGTAAATTATGTTCAAGTAACAGGTGCGGCTACAGGTGGATTTCCTTCATATAGCGCACAGGGTTCTGATTCTAATGTTGGTCTTTATTACACTGTAAAAGGTTTTGGTAGTCACAGATTTACGGCAAATGGTGGTGGTGCATCTGAACAATTTAGAATTATCACAAACTCTGCATCTACTGTTAATTTCTTGCAAGTTGTTGGCTCTGCAACAAATCTTGAACCAATAATGTCCGTTCAAGGCACTGACACCAACATCTCTATGGGCTTACAATCCAAAGGCACTGGTGCTATTGACCTAGCCGCAGGTTCTAGTGGTGTAAATATAAGTAATGGTCAGACAGTAACAGCGATTACTAGGACATCCGCAGGCTCTTTATATACAAGTGTTCCTATCGTAACCATTTCTGCACCGACAACTGCTGGGGGAGTTCAAGCAACTGCTCAAGCCCGTGTGTTTGTCTGGTCAAATCCAATTACAACTGCTGGTACAGGTTATACAGTAGGGAACACATTAACTGCTATTGGTGGGACTGGAACAGCTTATTCATTTACAGTTACTTCAATAGATGGTTCAGGTGGGATTACTGGAGTAAATATAGTTAATTTTGGTGACTATACTGTAGTTCCAACAAATCCAGTTACATTCAGTGGTGGCACTGGCACTGGGTTTACATCAAATATGACATGGACTGTTGGTTCAACATTCACAATCACCAATGCAGGTTCAGGTTACATAGAACAACCTACAGTATCATTTAGTGGTGGCGGTGGTAGTGGTGCTAGTGCCTATGCTACTGTGGGAAGTGCGGTAACAGTTAAAGGTTTGCATGGCACATTAAACTTTGCAACATCAGGTGGCACTAACTTTGCTGTGTTAGATAGTGGACAAAACCCACCAGCCGCTTATCCTTATGCAACAGGAGGCTCTACATCTGCAGGTTATGGTGTAGCAGGTTCGGCAACTAACGCTGGCTTTACATTTACATCTAAAGGCACAAGCGCAGTAGATTTTTATACAAATAGTTATGCTCAACTGCAATTAAAGGTATCCCACACAGCATCCGCAGTTAATTATGTGCAAGTTACTGGAAGTGCTACAGGAGCTAATCCTACAATTTCTGCGCAAGGTAGCGACACAAACATCAATTTTAGTGTGCAATCAAAAGGTTCATCTACAATAAATTTACAAAACGACGCCACAGCCGCAAACTTTGGTGTTGAATTAGGAACAAATACAACAGTCAACAAATCAATATATTTAGATTTTCATGCTTCTTCTGGCACAGACTATGACTATAGACTTATAAGAAATAGTGGAGTAAATGGCGTTGTTGACTATGTTAATGCTGGCACAGGGACTCATAGGTTTTTCACAGGGACTAGCGCACCTCAATTCTATGTATCCCACACAGCTAGTGCTGTGAACTATGTACAGGTGACGGGTGCGGCTACTACAGGAGCACCTACAATATCTGCTCAAGGCTCTGATGCAAATATCAACATAAACTTACAGGCTAAAGGTTCTGGACAAGTTCGGTCTGTTGGCTGGATGTCTGTTGGTGTAGGTGCGGCAAACTATTGGCAATTAGCTAGTGCAGGAGCAGGAAGTTCTCCAGTATTATCTGTTGTAGGCACAGACACAAACATTGACCTAGCACTAACACCTAAAGGCACAGGATTAGTTCGCTTTGGTACATATACAAACACAGTTTCAACAATCGCTGGCTACATTGAAATTAGAGATGCTGGTGGCACCATTAGACGATTAGCAGTAGTTTCTTAATTAAAGGAGTATTAAATGGCATTACTTAAATCAATCCCAACAGACTTTGGCATCAATGCTGAATACTGGAACATTGGGGCAGTACAAGAGGACTTCAAAGGCAAAGGCACAGAAGTAACATTCTATGGCTATGCTTCTAAAGAAGCTCGTGAAGAAGGCAAACAACCATTGTCAGCAGGTAAAGTTCAAATCGCTGGCGATGAATATGTAGCAGGTGCAGACCGTGCTGCTTTGTATGCAATCATCAAACAACGCCCTGAATTTGAAGGTGCGGAAGACGCTTAATGTTTGGTTTACGCTCATTTGCATCTAAGGCGTTTAATGTCTTAGATAGACAGATTGTACCTATCATCCGTCAGATAGCTGCTGGCGGTGTAGTAAAGCAGCGTAAGCGTTTAGTAGTAGTAGAAGTAGATGGTAAAGAATATCGTGTATTAGAACGCGATTTGCCAGCTTTTCTTGATGCAGTCAAGGTAGAGGCTAAGGCTAGTGTTAAAAAGTCTGTTAAACGCGCTAGAAAACAGAATAAAACAGAAGTTGTTGAGGAAATCTTTGAGCAACCATTACAGGTTAGAGTTAAATCAGCTCCACCTGACATTATTCCAAAAATCTCGGCTCAAGTTAGCCAAGTTAATGTTGCTATCTCCGACTTCTTTACAAGAGCGTTAGAAAAGCATCTTCAAGAGATTGAAGACGAAGAAATCTTATTATTATCCATGTAGGTGACATTATGACAGATAGATTAGCAGAAGCAGGAGCAGTACAAGAAGGCGTAGCATCTACAAAGCCAGCAGGCACAGTATCACGATTAGGTGGTGCAGGTGCTATTGAATCAAACATTATTGATTACAAGACACAGTATGCAACGCAAGTAAGTGGCTTAACAGCCAAAGGTCGTTGGATTAACAAAGCATTAGGATATATCTAATTGGATAAACAACTAACAGAAGTATTGCGTGGTGAAGAAGCTGCAAAGGTATTAGAGAGTCCTGCTTATAAGGAAGCTATAGAAAAGGTTAGAGCAGGAATTATCGCTAACATGGCATCTAGCCCTTTGGGTGATGAGAAAACGCATAATAAGCTAGTTATTGCGCTTCAGACACTAAACCAAATTGAGAAACAACTGCACGATGTAATGACGACAGGTAAGTTAGCAGCAATGCAAAAGGAATCGTTGTTACAGAAAGCAACTAAAGCATTCAGGTAAGAGCAAGCCTGACTACACCTTAATGGTGTTTATTGCTCGATAATAGGAGTAACACAATGAGTGACCAAGCCCAAGCGCAGTCAATCGAAAGTCGTTTAATGGCGTTCGTTGATGAAGAAAATGATGCGCCAGTAGATTTAGACGCAGAAGAGCAACCAGAGGTAGAGGCTATTGAAACCAATCCTGATGAACAGGTAGAGGAAGAAGTAGCAGAAGAAGAACAAGCTGATGAGCAATCAGAAGAAGGCGAAGAAGAGGCTTCCGCAGAGGAACAACCAATTAAGAGCTTGAAGCTGAAGGTGAATGGCGAGGAAATCGAGAAACCTCTTGAGGAAGTAATAGCCCTAGCACAACAGGGCGCAGACTACACGCAAAAGACGCAGCAAGTTGCAGAACAACGCAAGGCGTTGGAAGCACAAGAGCAGGCACTCCAAGCCCAAGCTCAACTGCTCCAACAACAAGCAGAGTTGCAAAGTGCGTTAATTGGTGATGTTGCACAACTGACTGCTGTTGACCAACAATTAGAGGCATACTCTAAGGTTAATTGGCAGGAGCTATCTGATAATGACTTTGTGGAAGCCCAAAAGCTGTTCTTTACATACAATCAGCTTCAACAACAAAGAGCTACATTAGCTCAACAACTTGAAGGCAAGCAACAAGCATTGATGAATGCTAGACAACAAGAGCTAGCTCAGCGCATTGAGAAGGGTAAAGAAGTTCTAGCTAAAGAGATACCTAATTGGAGTAGAGATACCAGCCAAGCAATTATCTCAACAGGCAAAGATTACGGATTTACTGAAGACGAGTTAAGTAACATTTACGACCCTCGTTATGTCAAGGTGCTACACGATGCAATGCAGTGGCGCAAGTTGCAATCGAATCCAAGTGTAAAGAACAAGGTATCACAAGCAAAACCTGTCGTGAAGCCAGGTGCTAAAGATGCCAAAGTAGTTGAGTCCGCTCAACGCAAAGAAACAAGAAACACGCTGCGTAAAACAGGTCGCTCTGACTTGGCAGCGAAACTAATCGAAGAAATGCTATAAGGAGAATTATAAATGGCTGCATCTAGTACCAATACCTATACCGGCAAGGGCATTGCCGAATCATTTGAAGATATCATTTTCGATATCAGCCCAGAAGATACACCTCTGTTGTCCATGTGCAAACGCATGAGCGCAGGTCAAACTTACCATCAATGGCAAACAGACGCATTAGCTGCTGCTGCCACTAACACAAATGTTGAAGGTGATGACGCATCTTTCGCAACATTGCCAGCTACAACAGTGTTGGGTAACTACACACAAATCTCTCGCAAGACTGTTCAGATTTCTAATACATACGATGTAGTTCGTAAGTATGGTCGTAAGTCTGAAGTTGCTTATCAGTTGATGAAAGCTGGTAAAGAGTTGAAGCGTGACATGGAATACGCTTTGGTGCGTAACCAAGCATCTTCAGCAGGTGGCGCAGCAACTGCTCGCTCATCTGCTGGTATGGAATCTTGGATTACTAACCGCGTATTGGCAACAGGCTCTACAAGCGGGACAACTCCAGGCTTCTCTGGTGGCACTGTAGCTGCTCCAACTGATGGTACATCTGTAACATTCATTGAAGCTGACTTGAAGTCCGCATTGCAATTAGCATGGACTGATGGTGGCGACCCATCTGTAATCTTGATGAGCGCAACTAACAAAGCTCGCTTCTCAACATTCGCAGGTATCGCTACTAAGTTCAACAATGTTGCAGGCTCTAACCAAGCAATCATCACTGGCGCTGCCGATGTGTATGTATCTGACTTTGGTAACCACACTGTTAAACTTGACCGCTTCATGCGCGACCAAGCTGTATTGTGTGTTGACCCTGGTTATGTTGGCTTGGCTTCTCTCCGCCCAATGGAGAAAGTTGAGTTGGCTAAGACAGGCGATA